TTACTGTAGGAATTGCCAGCCGTACCGGACTTCTGTTGGGGCGGCCGCGGTCGCAGGCGGCAGGGCGACCATCGGGAGCAAGTGGCCGATGCGCCCGACGATCTTGGCGGTCTGGCCGATGGCTAGGAGCTTCTGAGAGAAGGTGTAGGCTTCGCCTTGGGTGGTCTGGCGGATGTCCTCTGAAACCTTGTACTCGAACCACGGCTGCGGCAGGGCCTGCATGAGTTCGCGCGAGACGCGGAGGCATCCGGTCTGGACGCCGTGTTCTTTCCAGTCGATAGGATGGCCGTGCTGGTCCACGTAGGCGCAGGCCACCACGTCTCCCTCGGCCGTGAGGATGGCGTTGGTTTCGTCCACCGGCACCATGTCCGAGTCCACCATCAAGAGGAACCGCGTGCGGTCTTCGGCGAGCCACCGGCCGACCTCCATGTTGCGGGTGAGGTCCACCCGCGGCGTGAAACAGGAATCGCGCACGGTCGCGCCGAGATAGGCCAGACGCCGGAGCCAGGCAGCCAGCGGGGCGTTGTCGTGCTCGTGGGCGTAACGGAACCGGACGACCGTCATCCATTCTGGCCTCATGCGCAGGGTCCCTCCCACTGGCCTTGCCAGACTCCGCCGCCGGCATGCCAGTTTCGGAAATAGCGCCGCACGTTGCCCTTCGCATCCGTCTCGATGGTCCGGACGATGCTGGTGCCGTCCCCTGATCCAGAGCCGGTCCCCGCCAGGGCCGCGCCGGGGCTGGCGTGGATCAGTTTCCCTGCATCGCCGCCGGAACCGAATGCGATGCCGGCGCCCACGCGGACGAACACGCCGTCCGTGTCGGTGTCCAAACCGCGGTTGGAGTCGGCCTTGACGCCCAAACGACCATCTTCCCGATGGTTCAGGCCACCATCGGCGTGCTCGGGGATGTCGAGCGCGCCGTCGGTCAGTTCGATACCGCCGCCCGTCTTCACAACCACCTGGACTTTGTTGCCGGAAACCGTGAGCGCATAGTTTGGATCGACATCGACGCCGATGCCGTCCTGGGTGATGGAGACCGCCCGCGTGGCATCGGCCAGGGCGAAGATGCCATTGGCGTCCACGTCGATGCCGCGTGTCGGATCGACGACGGCAAAGAGGCCGTTCTGGTCCACGTCGATGCCGCGGGTCGGGTCCACCTGGACCATCATGTCGCCGTCCTGCGCGAACACGAGGCCGCCGTCCGGTTCCAGCTTGGCCGAAACGCCCTGAAGCTTGACCGTGATGCCCTCGGCCTCGTGCGGCAGCACCTTGATGTCGCCGTCCTGGGCAAACTCCAAGCCGCCGCTTTTCTGGCCGTTCCCGTCTTCTTCGAGTTTCACGGCCACGCCGTCATCGGTGACCGTGACGCCGGCGGTTTCATCGGGCAGCACCTTGAGCTTCCCGTCATCGCCCTGGGCGTCGAACTCCAGGCCAGGGTCGCTGTCGGCCAACTCGACTGAGACCTTCGGTTCGTCCTTCGACGGGTCGGCGTTCGGCTCGACGATGATGCCCGGGCCGCCATCGATCTTCGTGCTGGTCGAGAGCAGCGCGCCCTCGGGGCCGGGGAACGGGATGACCTGGCCCGCGTAGGTTTCCTGGTTCTGGCCGCCCGGCACCGCTTCGAAGCCGTCGGCCAGGACGTAGCCAACGAAGTCGCCGACCTGGATCGTCTTGTACCCGATGCCGGCCGTGGTCGGCGAGTGCGTGGCCTTGACGATGTACTCCGTCGAGTCGTCGAACCATGACTTGTCGGCGAAGGCGAAGTAGCCCGTGACGTAGAGGATGAACCGGTGCTGGGCGGGGTTGAACGTCACACCGTAGGCACCATAGACGCCCGTCACCTTGAGCGCGTGAACGGCGGCGGTTCGCTCCTGGGGTGAGGCGTTCGACAGCCGCACCAGCGCCCACCGGTCGTGCGTCGTCTCATCGTCGGCCGCCTCCATCCAGAGGACCCGACCGGACCCACGGGCCTGTAGCTCCAGGTGGAGCGTCTCTTCGCCCTCGACATTACAGATGTCGGCGTACTGGATCGACGCGTCGGCCGGGTCCGTGGGCGGGTGAGTCGGGTCGGGGAGGCGCACCCGGACGGCCGTAATGCCGTCCACGAGGGCCGGGCCGATCGCGCCCGCCTTCAGCGGCGCGAGGAGCACGGCGAACCGGCCGAAGTGATCACTCGGTACGACGCCCTTGAGGGCCGGGCGGAACTGGAATTCCTGTTCGCTGTCGTCGGGACCGAAGACGGGGCCGTCAATGCCGACGATCCCGAAGAGGTCGACGTCGCTGCCCGTGAGGTTCTCAACGAGGATCGTCCCGTAGGGCCTGGGCGTGGCCGCGGACGGGCTGCCGCCGTCGAGTTGGCGCTGGAGGTAGTCTCGGGCGGCGTCGACGAAGGTGTTCCACGTTGCCGCCGACAGCGGCCCGCGCTGTCCCGCCACCACCTTCTGTAGCCTGTCGCCGCTCATGGCTCACCCGATGCCGAGACCGGCGAAGTTGCCGGCGTCATAGACACGCTCGACGAAGAGGTAGCGGGGCCGCTTGAGGATCGCCTTGGCCGTGTCATCCTTGGCATCCTCATACTGGACCCACAGGTACTCCCACCCCTTCTTCGCGATGCCGGACGACCCGCCGATCGTCAGGTTCGTCACGTTGGGGCTGGCGGCAAAGCGGAAGGTGATCTCCCAGGCATTGTCGCCCTGGCGCTGGGTGCCGCTGGCGCCCAGGAACAGCACCTCGCCTGCCTGGAAGCCCTTGAAAGAGGCATTGTTAGTCTTACCCGTGAGGGAGAAGAGCGTCGCCTTGTAGGAGTCCGTGACGCTCTCGGCCTCGAGGTAGTGCGTCTCGGAGAAGTGGTAGACGGGGACGGTGATGTCGCAGCCCTGGACCTCGTGGCCATCGTAGCCGATAGCGCCCTCGAGATCGGGCGGCGAATCGCTCCCCCGGGCGTAGCTCGCGATGTGCTGCTTGGCCTGGGTGATGTGCTGAATGCCGCCGGCCGTGTCGAACGAGTAGGTGGACTGGCCCACCTGGCGTGGGGCGGACGAAAAGAGGCCGTACTGGACGGTGCCTTCCCAGGTGTCCGAGCCGTCGCCGACCGGGGCCACGGTCCAGTTCAGCCGCGCGAGGCCCTGGTAGGCCGCAGCAGACCCGTCCCGCAGGGCCGCCAGGGCGGTCTGCTCGTCGGCCGTGCCCCGGACGACGTACTTGAACGTCGCCGTGGGCCTGTCGCCCGCGCCAATCTCGCGGCTGTCGTAGCGCTCAACGCAAGTGGTCATCCGGCGTTCCTCAGTTGAAGCTGACGCCCAGGCTGGCAACAAGCTGGGCGATCTTCTCGGTGTTCTTCGCCGTCTTCTCCGTGGCCTGGGCGATCCGGTCCGAGACGTCGCCTGCGCCGAGGCCGGCCGCCTCCATCGCATTGAAAGTGCCGCGAACGCCGATGGTCCTGCGCATGGCGTCCGGCATGGCCGCGGCGGCGTCCTCCAGGGCCTTCTTCACGGCGCGGCCGTAGGTGTCGTCCGTGATGGTGCCGGCCCCCAGGAGCTTCTTGTATTTGGAGATCTCGTCCCGGGCCTTCTCCTCGGGGGTCCGCATGGACTCCGTGAGGCCCTCGCCCTCTTTCTTGGTATTGGCCTCTTCCTGGGCCTTGCGGAGGTCCGCGAAGGCGGCTTTGACGCGGTCAACGGCCTCTGTGGCCTCCCTGAACGAGAGCGTCCCAGCGCCGACGGCCTCGTAGACGGGCTTCAGGGCCCGCTCTTCGTCAGCGCCCAGCGAATCGAGCGCCCCGCGGAGTTCCGCCACGCGGGTCTGGATGCCAGCGACCGTCTCGCCGAGCGTCTCGTCAAACCGGGCACGCTTTTCGGCGGCCGCCTGCTTCTCCGTGACATCGAGGATCGCGAGCTTCCAGCCGAGGAGCGACTGGGCATGGTTCTCCGCGAGGCCCATGTGCCGGACCTCGTAGGCGATGAAGTCACGCTCCGACATCGTCGCCTTGGCGTACTCGTCCATCGCCTGCCCGATTGCCCCCTCGCCGCGGTCGACCACGGCTTGCCGGCGGGCAAACTCCTTCCGCTGCTCGTCGATCTCGATGAGCCGAAGCTTCAGGGCCAGCAGCCTCTCGGCCTGGTCACCGACCAGCCCCATGCCGGCGACCTCGGCGGCGGTATACTCGCGCGCCGAGAGCGTCGCCTTCTGGAGGGCCTTCTCGGCCTCGGCAATGGCCTTGTTGCCTTCGTTGAACGCCTTGGCCTGGGCAGCGCGGTCCTTGTCGGCCCGGGCCTTGGCGGCCGGGTCGTACGCGCCCTGCATGTCGTGGCCCAGCCACGACATCATGAACTTGGCGGCCTCGTCGGCAGCGGCGCCGAGTTCCTTCGTGATCTCACCGAGGCCGAACGGCAACTTCTCGGCGGCGGCGCGGGCCCCCTCCATGTCGCCGCGGAAGAGGGCGCTGAATATCTGAACGTCGGCAATCGCCGCTTTCGTGGCGCCGACGGCCGCCGCGAACTTCAGGCCCCCCTCGAAGAGCTCGGTCCCCTTGAAGCTGCCCGAGAAGAACCTTGGACCGCCGGCTTCGCCTGAGAGCGCGCCCTCGGTTGCCTTGGTGAATTGGGCCTGGTTCTGGGCAACCCAGGCCCGAAGGCGGGCCTGCGACGCGGCCAGGCTGCGCACCAGGGGCGCATCGTCGGCGGAGATCTCGACGTAGACGCCGCCTTGGCGGATGGCGCCCGCAGGAGGCATGGGTGCTTCCTTTCACCGACCGGCTACGCCGATCGGACGCTCGTGGCCCAGAGCTTCGGGATGCTCGGCGCCGCCTTCGCGAGCGCGGGCTGCATGAACGGCCGCGCCGGATAGTTGGCCGCATACCAGAGCGCGCCGTACAGGAGCTCGTTCAGTGCATTCGCGCGGGCAACCTGGGCCGGCGTCCGCAGGCGTGCAAACGTCACGGACATCATCTGGCCCGTTCTTGTGCAGAGGATCGTCTTCGTCGTGCGCCCCGCGCGGCCCCCTACCCTGATCTCGCCCACGCCGCCGACGTGTCGGGTGCGCCGGCGCCGGTTACGGTTGAACGTCATCCCGCCCGTCTCGTGCAGTTCCGGGATGTTCCTCCCCCCCGTCACGCCCGGCAGGAGCACCGGCCCGACGACGACCGAGTGCCGCGCAGGGTCGAGGGCAAAGTACAGGAACTCCCTGATCCACGGGTGCGGCCGGACAGCGTGGGGCGGCTGGCCCGGCGGCGACGGCGCCGGCATCACGGTCATTTGCTGGCCCATGACCAGGCCCTTCTTCGCCGTGGTATACGTCATGGACCGCCGCGCGATCGTCCGCACGAGGGCCCCCGCATGGGACAGGGCCTCGCGCGTCGCGGGGTCGATCATCGCCCGGACGCGAGGGGCGTCGAAGAACCACCGTTTGACGCCGAAGCCGAGATTGAAGGCCGAAGACGGCATCGGACACCTGTTCAGCGTTTCGGGTGGACGGCCGGCGTCACTTGCCCGCAGCCGTGATCAGGTCACCTTCCGCGTCCACGCCGACGACGCGCTGCCATTCGCCGCCGACGCGGACCCACATCACATCGCCCACCATGACCGGGCTCATCTGCCCGTCCTGGTAGGGCGCCTTCACTTCCCGCGGCGGCCCGTGCGGCAGATCGCAGCCAGCCACGGCCAGCACCGCCAGGATAAGGATCAGCCATTTCATCGGTGGCTCCCCAGATGAGGGGGAGGCGGTCGCCGAAGCGACCGCCGGCCCGACCGTTTGCGAGGCTGGTAACCGTGGCCGAAGAGGCTTGCCGCCGCCAGAAGCACCACCACCGCGACGGGCGCGAGGAAGAACACCACGCCGATGGCCGCATCGCCCATGTCAGGCGGCCCCCACAGCGACCGGCGTGCGGTCCGGCACACTGCCCGCGGGGACGGCGTTGGCGGGGGCCGCCGGCGGCGTCGCGACCGGCTCCTGGACCTTCAGCGGCGCACTTTCGACCACCAGGCCGTTCTCCGGCACCACGATGGCCGGCGCGGGCGCCTGTACCTGGCCGGACTCCTTCGCCTTCGTGTAATCGGCCTGGGCAGCCGGGTGGACGACCGTCTTTAGGAACGCCAGGAGGTCCGTGGCGACGGCCGGCGCCGTCTGCTGGAGCTTGGCCTTGATCGCCTCGGCGCTCGAGTAGGCGCTCAGCTTCAGCCACCCGTTCTTGTAGGCCCAGTAGACCGCCGCCGCGAGCGACAGGGCGAGGAGCACGGCCGCGCCGATTGCGATCTGGAGGAGCCACCGGTCCACGAACACCGCCAGGCCGAAGACAAGCAGGCCCGCCACGGCGATGGCCGCCCCCGAGCGCTTGTCGACGAACCAGAAGAGCGCGGCGCCGCCCGCCACGGCCACCAGGGCCAGGATCTGTACCAAGTGCAGCACCCGCTCCGTCCAGGAGTTCTGGTCGGCCTTGAGCTTGGCGACCTCCTTGTCCTTGGCGTCGAGCGTCTTCTGCATGGTATTCAGGGCCTGCGCCGCCTGGCGGATCTCCGACGGGGCCTGCGCCGCCACGACGGGGGCTGCGGCCCGGACCTCCTGCAGGCTCTCATGGGCGGTACCCAGCGGCTTCACTACCTTCTCGTTCAGGCCCCGGGCCTCGACGTCCAGCTTGTCAGACGCCGGCGCAGCTGCAGGACTGGCCTGGCGCAGCGCACCCGACACCGCCGCGATGTTCGTGGAGCTTTCACGGGCCGCCTGGCGGGCCGCGACGACGTTGTCGTCGGCCTTCGCGGCGCCCGCGGCAATGGTCTTACCGGCAGCCTCGGTTTTCGAGGCGGTGGCCGCGAGGTCGGGCTTCTCCGGCACGGCCGTCCCTCCCTTGCAGCCGCAGCCGAACAGCACCACAGCGACCGACACCATCAGCACCATTCCCAGCGTCGTCTTCTTCATTCCCTGTCTCCTTGCTCTTTCACGAAAGTCCCTATGAGTACGTCGATGTCTCCCTTGAGACGCACATCCGGTTCTTTGGCTTGGTGCGGATCGAAGTCGCTCGGTCGGAACGGCCTGTGTTTCTTTGGGTCGCGGTTCACGTTGGCCACGAGGGCCATGAGCGACGCCATGCGGCCCCACTCAGACCGCGACCTTGCCTCGGCCATCCACACCAGTTCCCGGAGCGTCAGCTCCCCGGGGTCGCAGCCTGAGGTGCCGGCGAGCTCGAAGACGAGCCGCCAGGCGTCGCGTCCGGTGACCCGCCGGGGCGGGCGAGGGCTTTCTGGAGGCTCTCGCGGATCGGGTTCGGGAAAAAATCCGCCAAGTCCTCCAGGATCGCCGTCCGCGCCGCAGCGATGGCGTCGCCCGTCAGCGCGGCATAGAAGTCCTCCTCGGAGAACTTCCGCGCCTCGGCCTCGGGCTTGCACACGCCGTAGGCGACCTGGCAGACGAGGACGGGGTCGAGGAGCAGGCGGCCGTAGAGATCGCCGTCGACGATCTCGACGAGGTTCGCGCCGCTCGCCGCTTTGGCCCGCTTGATGGAGTTCGTGTTGATGACGACCTGCCACGTCCGTCCGGCGCTATCGGTGAAGGTCTTCATGGATTCTCCTTGTTCACGCTACCTTGCCATTGCCCGCCGCCCGGCGATCAGGTCTCGCCGATCACCTTCCGCTGGGGCGGGTTCGTGCTCCACGTGGGCTTCGCCGTGACGGAGATCGTGATCGCCTGTTCCAGCGGTTCCTTGCGGTCGAACTTGAGGATCGCGCAGTCGGCCCAGAGGCCCTTGGAGCCGGCCGTAGCGATGGGTCCGTTCATCACGGCCAGGCCGACGGACGTATTATTGATGTAGGCGTCCTGGAGGGCCGTGTAGGCGGCATTGTCCTCGTCAGCGACCAGCTCGAACTCGATGGTCGCCTCCTTGAGCGTGCCGATCGTCGCCTTCCAACCGCCACCCCCGCGGGTCGAGACGTCCGCCTCGCCCTTCGACTGGTTCAGCGTCACGTCCTTGACGGACGTGATCTCCGTCCAGGTGGGCGTGCCGCCGATGCCGGCGGCGCAGTAGTAGAGCTTCGCTTCCAGGCCGATCTTGACCGACATGCCTTATTCCTCCTTGCCTGTGCACCGCGTGCGGATCTTACGCCGCCGGGATACCGGGCTCGTTGCCGCCCGTGGCGGTGTCCACAAAGTCCTTGAGCTTGCCGTAGAGCGTCGCCATGTCGGCGGCATCGGTGGAGCCGAGCGCCGCAACGATGGCAGCCTTACGCCCGTTCACGAGGGCTCGCATCGCCGCCAGGTTGCCCTTGACGCCGTTGGCCGTCATCAGCATCAGGTTCCGCAGCTGCGCACAAGCCGCCGCCACGTCCGTATTCGGGTCCGCTGCAAGGGCCATGTCCTATCCTCCTGGTCAGTACTTGCTGTGCCCGCACCATCCGGCGCGGGCCACGGTGAATCCGTTGGCTTTCGCGAGGTCGACGAAGTGCCGGCACTCGCACTTCTCCACCATGCACCCGTCCGCGCTGTGGTCGAAGAGGAACCAGGGCAGCGGCAGCGCGTTGGCCACCTTGCGGCTGAACCGCATGAGGCCGAGGTGGAGGTCGTCCGGCCGGACCCACGCCGCCATGTCGGGCACCGGGTACATGCACCCCACGATGTCCGCCTCCGGCTCGAAGAGCGCCATGGTCCGCGCCTCGGGCCTCATGTCCCGGTCCACGAAGATGAAGTGCTTGATGTGCGGCGGCGCCTTCTTACAGACCTCGCGGACCGCGAGGTTCCGGGCGGCCTCGACGCCGTAGACGCATTGCTGGAAGCATTGCTCCCGCGGGAACAGACGCAGCCAGTCCGCCAGTTCCCACGGCAGGGAATGGTCGGGCCAGGTGAAGGCCACCACCACGCACTCCTCGAACTTGACCGCCAGCTCGATTTCCAT